TGGAAAATCTATATAACTTGAGATTCCTAAGAAATAATAACCTTCATTAAATGCTTCTTGATATTTTTCAAAAAGTTCTTTTCTACTAAATGGATGTGTGATAAATACAATATTTGTCTTTTTACCATAATTATCATATATATGAAGAAATGGTCTTTCCATTGTTAAATCATTACTATTATTATTGTCATTGTTATTATTAAAATCTTCAATTGTTTTATAACTTCTGGTTGATGTGTAAATATATAAAATTGTTAGGCCAAGTATTATAATAACAACTCCACTTAAAACTGGAGATTCTCTTATTTTTTTAATATTTCTATACATTTTTATATTTTTATATCGACAATTCTATTACTTTCAAATGATATTTTTTTTAGATATAATAATCTTATCAATATATTATTGGTAATAGAATTGATAATATGATTATTTTATTTGGTTGCGTAATGCGTTTAAAATTATTTTCTTAATTATTATTATTCCATAATAATTATAATTAAATTTTTCTTACAAGATAATTCTATTTAAGAAAATTCATTAATTTAATAATTATTTAAGTAGTATTTCTATAAAATATTTTAAAAATTTTAGTAATTTAGTAAAAATAAATAAATAAATAAATAATGACTGATAAAAAATCACCCTGTTCTAAAAGGAAAGGTTTAGACAATCTTTCTGGAAAACAAGCAGTAATTTTACCAACCTTAATGAAATTTTATAAAGAATCTTCTAATATTAAGAAATTTTTAGAAATTATTAATGGAGATGTTCCTATTTCGTTGCGTTTAATTGACTGGTTTGTTACTAATTATTCAAAAAAGAATAATACTATGTTTGATAAAACTCTATATATTAAAAGTAAAAAATCAAAAGATAAAAAAGATGATTTATTTAACAATTATATTAGAGTAAATCATAATTATAAAGCACAATTAACTGCTTACAGTAAAAAAAATTTTGATCCATTTCAAAGACGAGAACGTTTAGGGTTTATGTATGGAAATAAACCAGACGAATGTATTTCAACTACAATTGGACAACTCAATTTTTTTAAATGGTCGATTGAAAACCATATTTTAGATTATATTCAAGATAATATTGAAGATATTGAGGAAGATATGAATAAGAATATTAGTATTAATAGCAAATCTAAAAGTAAAAAAGTAAAAGGAAGTAGTGTAACAACAACTTCTACAGGAGATCAAAAAAAAACTTTAAAACAGAGAAAAAAAAGACACGAATTATCAAAGTCAGGTAATAAATCTATTGTTAGACATAATATGAGGGTTAGTGTTAATTTTTAATATATTGTTTATTATAAATTGTAAATTATATTAAACAAATATATTAAAAAAATATATTAAAAAAATATATTAAAAATATGGAATGTAATCCAATTAACAATACATTATGTGGTAATTTTACTTATTTTACTATATATAATATTATATATATTATTTATATTGAAACAAAAATAAAAGGTATATTATTTAGACCAGATTCAAATAATGACATTGTTCCAATGCCTTCAAGTTTAATGAATTTTTTATCACAACCACTTAATTTTAAAAATCCAATTGTATTTCGTGAATTTTGGAAAATTTCCAATTGGGATATGAATTATTTAGTAATAACCGCAGCATCATGGAGCATCAAAGGTATGATGTTAGGAGCATATGATTATTTCTCAACATCCTGATACATTTGCTACAACTTCTTTAATAATTAAACCTTTATTATTTTCATCTAATCCTGGAATTGATATACCAGGAATAACTGCCAAACTTCCACCCTTTTGTTTTCCTGTTCTTTTACTTCTTTTACTAACTTTACTAACTGTTTTCCTTTTACTTCTTTTACTCCTTTTACTAACTCTTCTTTTACTAACTTTCCTTTTACTAACTTTCCTTTTACTTCTTTTACTTCTTTTACTAACTCTTCTTCTTTTACTAAGTGTTTTTCTTTTACTATTCATTTTAGATTTTGACAACATAATTAAAAAAATATATTATTATTTATTATTATTATTATCTATTAGTTATTACTATTAATTGATAAAATAATTCATTATTGATAATAAAACTAATTATTCATTATTGATAATATTTGCTAAACTATAATAAAATTTCTCTAATGTAAATATACTTCTATCACATTTTGTTAATTCGTGACTACATTGTCCTGCTAAACTAACCGATTTACCTTTAACCGTATTTGAAATACTACTGGTTGTTATAATTAATTTTAATGTATTTTTAATTAAATTAGCAGGAGATACTCCTAAAGTTATCGTTGAATATAATTTTTGACGAATTTCATTATTAGAATTAAAGGTGTTATCAATACACAAATTTAGTAAATTCATTACTTCTATTTTTTCAATTGAATCTGTAAATTTACATTTATGATTTATAATAGAATTTTGAATTTGTAAAATAGTATTTCTTAAGTTATAATTATTTTCTGTGTAAAAACGATATGCGGTTTTATAAGTTAATTTATTCAATTTCCATTGCTTTTTAAGTAAATTGTAAGAATTATGAAACTCTTCGACATTCATATGTTTTATAATAGGAATATAGGATAACGTTTTCATTTTATGAACTATACGATTTGAATTTTTAATTGTTCCGATTATTAAGAGTCTATTCCAGCATTTTTCCATTGAATATGATAAATTAGTTTGTAATAGTTCTGGTAATTTATCTAAATTACGAATAATAAAGATTCTTTTTGTTGTTCTTAATTGCATTTCTGAATTAATATAATTTATCAGTAATCTATTCTCTTTATCAGTTAATACCGAAACATTCACATAATAAATAATATTTTTATGTGAATTAAAATATTTTATAAATTCATAATCATCATCTTCCCATTTAAAATTATACTTATCTAAATCTATTTTATAATAATTTTCTATAATTGCTTTTATAACAGTCCATTTTCCAACACCATTATCTCCTTGTATAATTAAATGATATGGTATATTTAATTCTTGTGGTTCATTTGTATCATTCACTTTTATATATTTTTTAATATTATCAACAAATTCAGGATGGATAATTAAATTACTCAATGTTGGTTTATAATCTAAAACCCAACAATTCGTATCAGGTTCTTCCCTTTTTATATTTAAATTATCAAGTTTTCTGACTAAATATCTATCCACCATTTTAAATTTATAAATATTAAAATGAATATATGTATGAATATATGTATGAATATATATTTATATAATCCATAAATCAATAAATCAATTTTATATAATTATCTATATTTATTATAAGTTATTTGTAATAAAATTAAAAATTAAAAATTAAAAATTAAAATGGTTATGAATCAATGTTCGAAATTAGCAAGTGATTCTATGAAAGGTAATTATATTCTTGGAGGTTCAATTGATAAAAAGAATACAATTTATTTAATATTAGCAAGCATTCTTGCAGGTATTGGATTATTTATGAATACTAAATCAGTTGTATTAGGTAGTATGTTAATATCACCTATTTCAGTTCCTATATTTAGATCTGTTATTGGAATATTATCTTTTAAATCGGCGGTTGTTTGGAAAAATGGTTTATTCTTCTTAGCACTAAATGTAATTGCCTATCTAATTGGAATAACTATGTCTTTGATTAATTCTTATATTGAATATTTTGATACACCAACATTAGAAATGGAAAGTAGAGTATCAATGCCAAAATATGTCGGTAATATAATAGTTCCTATTTTAGCAGGTTTAACAATGTCTGTAGCAAGTTATTACGATGATATGGTTGTTTTGGTAGGTATTGGACTTGTAATTTCATTTTTACCTCCAGTTGTGAATGGTGGTCTATATCACGGTAGATATATTTATGATAAATTAAATTCAAAAAGAGAGGATAATATAATTATAAAAAAAGATGAAAGAAAAAATAATACATTAGAAAGTAATCCAGAAGATAACGCAATTGTTGGAGATGACAAAAATATTCACCAATATTCACTTATTAATAAAGGTCTAGTCAGTTTAGCATTAGGTGGAATAAATATGTTATGTGTTTTTGTTACTGCTATGATTGCTTTATATTTTATATGTAGTTGTAAAAAATGCGATTTATTATAAATTTAGATTTCATATTTAGATTTCATATTTAGATTTCATATTTAGATTTCATATTTATATTTCATATTTAGATTTCATATTTTATGTAAATCTCAGTAATACAGATTTATCTTCTTTATTATTATTATTATTATTATTATTATTATTATTATTAGATTTATCTTTATTAGATTGATTTTGGATACTTTTTTTAATTTCATTATCAGTACATTTACTTTCTCTAACTTCCATTTTTTTACAAGTTCTCTCTTTCATATCCTTGGTATCTTCAACGCAATATTTCTTAATAGTATATCCATTTTCCTTATAAAATCTAATTCTGGTATATGCCCTATTTTTATAAATACTAAACAAATCCCATATATCAATAATTAATGGATAATTATCTCTATCTTCTGGTCTTTTACGAAGAATACGACCAACAGACTGTTCTATATTTGTTTTAGGTGTTGCCATAATTAATGTATCTAAATCAGGACAATCAAAACCTTCTTCAATCATTGAATAAGTTCCAATAATAATTTGAGCATTTAAAGATATATCTAATAAAGTTTGTTTCATACCTCCAACATATTTATCAACACCAATTTCTTTTCCATTAACAATAAATTTATCTTTTAAAACTTCTAAAAACCATTTAACTTGTGATAATCTTTCTGTTAATATTAATATTTTTCTATTATTTTTAACTAATTTTTCAAGTAATGAACCCATAAATATATTTCGTTTCTCACATTCTGCTATATTACTAATCATTTTCGCATTATTAGGTTTTTTCTGATAATTCAAATATTCCTTACAATAACTTAGACTATTATTATTGTATTGATATAATTTAACTACAACATCCGCTGTTTTAATTTTAGTTGATTTATAAACTATACCGCCTAAATACCAAAGAAACACATTTTCCAAACCATCTTTCCTTTTTGGTGTTGCTGATAAACCCAATGTATATTTAAATGATGTCTTCGGAAGTGCTTTAGAAAAACATCTGGAACTCATATGATGTGCTTCATCTACTACTAAAAATCCGAAATTATCAAAAGCATATGGTGGATAATCATCTTTCATACTAACACTTTGGACCATTCCAATAACAATATCTTTCCCAATAACATCACATTTTGGTCCTTGAATTGTTCCTATCTCTGCTTTTGGCATAAATTCACTTATTCTATCTTTCCATTGATTCATTAAAAATTCTTTATGAACGAGAATCAATGTCCTAACTTTTAAATGATAAATTAAGTAAATCGCCATTGCAGTTTTACCTATTCCGCAACCAGCAGTAATTGTCCCGCCTCCAGTTTTATCTAATGATTCCAAATAACTTTTAATAATAGGTTCTTGTATCGGTCGTAATTTAAGAATCGTATTAACTCTTTCTTCTGGTATTTCTTGTTTTTCTTTTTCATCTTCAGTAATATCATTTAATTTATTTATATCTGGATTTCCCAATTTTTGAATACCATAATACCTCGGCATATATATTTTTTTATCATTTTCTTTATAAACTATAAAAGGTTCTGGAGCTTCTGGTTGATATCCAGGACAAAAAGAAGGAACAACTTTTAAATCTTTTCTAATTTCATCTAATTTAAATCTATCAAAATATTTTTTATAAATAACATAACCTCTATTACTAATATATGTTTTAGTTTTATTTTTATTTGTTCCATCATCTATTGATTTTTCCATAATTTATTAGAGTATTAGATTAAATTTAAATATTTTTAGTTTTTTTAAGATTAATTATTATCTATATTATTTACTTAGATTGAATAATATTATATAATTCAATTTTTTTCTATCATAATGATAAATACATTAAAATAAATACATTAATATATATACATTAAAATAAATAGTTATGTTAGAAAATTTAAAAAAAACTCTAAACCAAGATAATGTTAAATATAGTTTATTAGCATTGTTAATTGTTCAAGTGATTTTTGTTAGTCACACACCAAAAAATGTTCTTGAAGTATATTCATCATTAGAAATGCGTATTATTATGGCGATTTTAGTTGCTTATTTAGCATATGCAGTTCCACTATTAGCAATTGTATTAACCGTCGCATATGTAGTAGTTCTTAGACAACATCAATTAAAAGGTGGTGCAGTTGAACAAGTTGAACAAGTTAATACTAAAACGGGGGACCCTCGTAAAGATGGTGTTAAAGATACTGTTGCTGATGTAGAATCTGTTGTTGCACAATATATGAGTCATGCTAAAAATACAATTAGTGATGTTAAAGATAAGATTGAAAAAGTTTATAAAGAAGAAAAATCTAAAGAACAATCTGCTCCAGAAGAAAGAAATCATCCTGCTGATAAAACTTTAACAGACTCAATTCAATTAGAATCAAATGAATATAGACAATTGGATATTGCTCAGACTAATAGCGTTAATAGTAAAGATGAACCAATGAGTGCATTCAAAGATTCATTAGACGCTCAAGGAAGCAACTATATTTCTGGGTTTGATAAAAAAGCATATGAACGTTCCAGATTTTAATTCGTCCAGTTTTTAAAATTATTTCACAATATAATAATAAATTACTAAATAAATATTACAATTAAAAATATATTAATAAGTAAATTAATAAGTAAATTATGTCTACATCAAAAAAAATCCCTCCTCCATCAACCAAAGTTCTTTTAAATGCTTTTGTATTAAGTGTTAAATTAGCAAAGAGAATTGATAATGATTTTTATAGAGATTCATTTAATGGTTTAATTAAAATTTGTAAAGACGAAGATGGCGATCGTGTTATTTACAAATCAGAAGAAGAAAATACATCCAGTATTGTAAATAGTTTTGAAACAGATGGATGTTATTTAATTGAAACACAACATACTATCTATATTCTTAATAAAGATAATACTCAAGTAGAAGAGTAAATTATTCATTTAATTTTATTAATTTCATTTTATTAATTTTACTGATTATAAAATAAAAATATAAAAATATAAAAATATTTATTTATAAATTAAAAGTTGATTTGGGGAGCATAAATACTACCTCTATAGACATCTTTTTGAATAATTGATGTTCTATGACCACTTTCTCCATCATTAACTATTGAATACATTCCTGCTGTTGGAATACCAGATGGTTCTCTTGGAACATCTCCTCCAGTTAATTCAGCAGACGGTTTAACTGAATCAACCATTGTTTTAGTATTTTGAATTGGAGTAGTTTTAAGATTTGTTCTTGAAAAATTAGATGAATTAGATGAATTATTTGTATTAGCAGCAACAACATCACTTCTGGTATTAACATTGTTTAATGCGTTATTTCTGTTATTGTAGTTATTTCTATTGTTATTCATATTAGGTGTTGAGTTATTGTTTTCTGCTTCTGCTTCTGCTTCTACTTCTACTGCTACTTCTGCTTCTACTTCTGCTTCTACTGCTGCTTTTAATCTTGCTGCTTCTACTGCTGCTTTTAATCTTGCTGCTTCTACTGCTTTTAATCTTGCTGCTTCTACTGCTGCTGCTTTTAATCTTGCTGCTTCTGCTGCTTTTAATCTTGCTGCTTCTTCTGCTGCTTTTAATCTTGCTGCTTCTGCTGCTTTTAATCTTGCTGCTTCTTCTGCTGCTTTTAATCTTGCTGCTTCTTCTGCTGCTTTTACTCTTGCTGCTTCTTCTGCTTCTTTT